TTTAAACCAGTTTGGATGCTTTAGACTAGCCGCAAGGATTGCAGACCTTAGAGACAAAGGTTTAAACGTGGTGACCGACATGGTTACGCTGGAGAATGGTAAAAGGGTTGCACGCTATACCGTAAAAAGATGACACCAGCAGAAAAAGCAGATTATTTAATATCTTGTTTTAAAAGATATGATTTTACCGAGGATGATTTTGAATTTGCGCTTGATGACGCAATATTTTGTGTAGAACAAATACTAGAAGTTAGTCCTAACAATTATTGGTTACAGGTAAAAAATGAATTAATTAACATTCGAGATATTAAAATATGACACGAGAGGAAATAATTACCGAACTAAATCACAGAGCAACTCAAAAGTACTTGGTATACTTGGCACTTCAAGAAATTATGCTGGATTACTACGAAGACGTGACAATGCTGAAAGCATTTGACGTGGACCTAAGAACCAAGCATAAAAACATGAATAACGCTTTAAAACGTAAGTCTACTGAGGCTTTTAGATTTCTAGAAAATTACGACGGAGGAGAGGCAACAATTAAGCAGTTTCATGAGTTTGTGACTTTGTTTGAACGCCTTCACAATTCGATTGACCAAGGTGGCAATCTATTTCACGACTGCTTATCAGCTATTGAACAAATCTTAAACGACAATGAGGGGGCGCAATCTAACTGAATACCAAAAAGAATTAATCTTTGAAGGCTGGCAAGACAGAAAACCAATTAAGGTTATTGCCATGGAAATGGGACTTTCATACGGTTGCATTTATTTTCAACTAAAGAAGCGTTGTCTCGTTGGATAAATCGAAAAGATTTATATTTGTGTATCGAATCATTCCTGAGGTGAGAGGCAAGAATGATTCCATAGGTTAACTTAACCTGCCCCGACAGTCTCTCACCTGTTGGGGTTTTTTATTTTATATGAAAAAAGAAGCTTATTACTTTTCCCACGATTCAAATGCCAAAGATGACCCAAAGATTCTCCAGCTAAGAATGGAAATGGGTTGGGAGGGATATGGGTTGTTTTGGGCAATAATTGAGATGCTAAGAAATGAAAGTGACTTTCGGATGCGAACGCATTACAAAGGCATTGCATTCGCATTGCAAACGCATGAAGATTGCATAAAAAAGCTGATTAATGAATTTGATTTATTCGAATTAGACGAGCAATATTTTTGGTCTGAAAGCCTATTAAAGCGTATGGAATTAAAGGAAGAGCGGTCAGAAAAGGCAAGAGAATCAGCCAAGAAACGCTGGAATCGAGACATTGATGCGAACGCAATGCGAACGCATAGCGAACGCAATGCGGATGCAATGCAATTAAAGGAAAGTAAAGTAAAAGAAATTAAAGTAAAAGAAACCAAAGTAAATGAGGATTCACATAATGCGATTTTTCGTCAATTATGGAATAACAACATTTGGCTTGAAAGATTAGCAATGAACTGGAAAGCCGATTTAACAGAAGTTAAAAACCATTTGAATACCTTTAGGCAAGAATGTATCTTAAAGGCTGATTTTAAAGAAAACGAAAAGCTTGCCAAGGAGCATTTTTTTAATTGGGTAAAAAGAGGCAACCCAGTACCAAAAAAAGAAAGCAAAGCCAAAAACGTATTTGACGAAATTTACGAAGATTTACAAAAACAAAAACACCTAAACAATGAATGAGATAATTTTAACGCACCTCCGAAAGATGGAGTTTGTATGCGGACTAAAGCAGTTTAAAGAATACAAAAAGGAAGAGGCAAGCGAGTTACTTGGATGCCTTAGTAAATTATTTGGCAGCTACGGATGGATGACAGAGGCAAGAGTTGACTACATCTTGCACGCTGGAATGCGAGGGCAATACGGAGATTTTTACCACGTAAACGAGAAGACAGTTAGCGTTTGGATAAATCAATATTATGCCCACCACCAAAGCCAAATTGTGCAAGAAGTTCAAGCTTTAAACAACAAAGAAAGCGAACCTAGCAACGAAGAGATTGCCTACTGGATTGAGGTTGGTAAACAGATTTTTAGAAAAAATTACCAGTATGCAAAGGAGACAGGGTATTGCTTAGATATCTCAGAGTGGGGAATGAATTGGTTTAATAAGTTCCAAGAGAAAGGAATTTTAAAGCCTTGGGAGTTTAACGTGGAAGAGATGGAGAACGACGTTAGAAAAGAATTACGCTTGACGGTTAGATATGTAGACGAGACCAGCGTTGGAGCCAAGACCAAGAACAAAATTTGGAAGTTGTTTATTTTACAGGCAATCAGAGAAAACAAGGATTTAGATAAATTAATATAACCAAAACAATTATGAGCAAGATTTACGGCGGCAACGCAAAGATTATCCAAACAAAATTTGGCACAATGACAAAGATTAGCCAAAGCAGAACTGACCTTGAAAAGTTATTGGCATACCTAAACGCTAACGATACCGAATGGGTAAATCTAGTAATGAAAGAAAAGCAAGAAAAAGTTGAAGGCAAAGCAACGCATTATTTGGAGGTAGACGACTGGAAGCCTGTACAGGTAGCAAACAAGCCGACAGAAAAGCGCATTGTCGAAAATGATAACTTACCTTTTTAAATGAAAAAAAACGATTTGTACGCAATCTTTGCAGCGCTAGTAGGTATTACCCTACTGGCTCTGCTAAAGGTTTCTAGCCTACTGCTTTTTATTGTGCTGCTGGCTTTGTGGACCTTGGCTTGGTCTTGGATTTATGAGCGCTGCAAATGATTCAGTTTAAAATAAACGAGAAGCCTTTAAGCGTTAATTTAGCTTGGCAAGGCAAACGATTTAAAACTCCAGCCTACAAAGATTACGAGAAGGCAATGCTTTTGCGTATGCCAGCATCAAAAGTGGACACAAACCAAATGTTACGTGTTGAGTTTTTCTTTGGCTTTAGCAACGCAGCAAGTGACCTCGACAACCCAGTCAAGTTATTGATGGACATTGCACAGAAAAAATACGGCTTTGACGACAAAAATGTTTTTGAGTTAAACGTTCGCAAGTGCTTGGTTAAAAAAGGAGAAGAATTTATACAAATGGGCATTTATCAGCTTTTACCTTTTTAAACAAAAATCTAGGTTTTAACTTGGAATCAAATCGCAATCTTATATTTGCGGAAAGATTAAGCAAATGAGCATTTACGAAGGTTTACTAATTAAGAAAGCAAGAAAGCAAGCTGGCTACAATCAGCTAGATTTGTGCAAGAAAATTGGATTGAGTCATGCGCCAATTAACCATGTTGAGAATGGCTTGGAGTCAATAAGCCTTTTTAACTTACGCAAGATTTGTGAAGAGATTGGTTTGGAGGTAGTAATAAAGCGAAAAGATGGCTAAAGGTTACCCGATTTCAAAGCCTGACTATTCGCTAGAGATTCGTTACCGATTAAGAGACGGACAATGGTCCCCTTGGTCGAATAAAGGAAAGGGTAAATTTGAAAGTATGGATATAGTACAAAGACAGATTAGAACGCTAGCAGCATCTTACCAAGGAAGAGAGAAAGAAGTTAGATTTGAATGGAACGGGAAGCTTTGCAATTTTAGTGGCGAGCCTACTGGTCAAACAATAATATTAATGTAGTTATTTTGGGTTTTTGTTAAATGAAAAGGCTTGGGTTCTGCTCAAGCTTTTTTTTAAAATTTAAAAATATGAAAATTAACGAGGTAGGTTTTTGGGAGACAACAGACCAAACAGGACACGTTCACGACCTAAGCATTGCAGCTGCTTTATGCAAGTATTTAGCAGATAAGCAAGCCAAGACAGTTGTAGACTTTGGTTGTGGTATGGGCGACTATGCAAAAGCTTTTAAAGCTGACGGTTATAAAGTGGAGGCATACGATGGCAACCCAAATACAGAAACGCTAAGTGACGGAATTGGCAAAGTGCTGGACTTATCCAAGCCTTTTTATTTAGGCAAAAAATTTGACGTTGTTATGTCGCTAGAAGTTGGAGAGCATATCCCAAAAGAATTTGAGGAACAATTTATTGACAACATAACAAAGCACGCTAAAAAGCATTTGATTATAAGCTGGGCGGTAGTAGGTCAAGGCGGCGATGGTCACGTTAATTGTGCAAATAATGATTACATCATTGGGCAAATTGTAGACCGAGGATTTAAGCACAATGCAAAGGACAGTCAAACCATTAGGAACGCGGCAACCAATGCGTCTTGGTTTAGCTACACGATAATGGTATTTGATAAGGTCTGACTTTGGTTAGGCTTTTTTTTATCTTTACTTGAATAAACAGATTATTTCAGATGGGACAAAACGGAGGAGCAAGAATAGGCGCAGGAAGAAAGCCAAAAGCCGATGAGATTAAAATCATTGAGCAGATGGACGCTATTGCCGTACCTGAGCAAGCTTGGAAAGCGCTTTGGGACAGATGCCAAGACGGCGACATACAAGCCATCAAATGCTGGCTAAACTACCGCTTTGGAATGCCTAAGCAAGTCGTTGACGTTACAACTTTAGGTGAAAAGGTAACACCACCAATTGAATGGATAAAATCCAAATAATTGACAAATACGAACCTTTATTTTTAGAGGTCCCAAAAACACGTTATTACCTTATAACTGGCGGTCGAGGTTCAGGAAAGTCGTGGACATTGTCTATGTTTCTGCTAAACCTTACCTACCAAGAGGGTCACGTCATTTTATTTACTAGATGGACGCTAACCTCTGCTTTTATTTCAATTATCCCTGAATTTATCGACAAAATTGAGTTGATGAATAAGTCAGACGACTTTGAAATAACCCAATCAGAAATTATTAACAAGGCTACTGGCTCAAAAATCCTATTTAGAGGCATCAAAACCAGCCAAGGTACCGCAACGGCTAATCTAAAGTCAATTGCTGGCGTTACTACTTGGGTAATGGACGAAGCAGAGGAGTTGGTTGATGAGGATATTTTTGACCGCATTGACTTATCTGTGCGTGCAGTAGACAAACCCAACAGAGTTTTGCTTATAATGAACCCAGCAACCAAAGAGCATTGGGTATATAAGCGTTTTTTTGAGGATTACATGGTAAACTCAGGCTTTACAGGCACCAAAAATGATTGCACGTACATCCATACCACCTATTTAGACAATATTATTAACCTAAATACTACTGTTGTCGCACGATTTGAGGCAATGAAGCAGCGGAACCCGACTAAGTTTAATCACATTGTGATGGGAAATTGGATGGACAAGGCAGAGGGAGCCATATTTGAGAACTGGAAAATTTCTGATTTTGACACCTCTTTACCTTTTGGATTTGGAATGGACTTTGGTTTTAGCATTGACCCTACTACATTAATAAAAGTTGCCGTTGACGAGGACAAAGGATTGATTTATTGCCAAGAATGCTTTGCAGAAACTGGCTTGACAACAACCGACATATCAAAAAAGATTGGTAAATACTGCCAGCCTAACGACATGATAGTTGCCGACTCAGCAGAGCCTCGACTAATTAATGAAATTTACAATTTTGGCTTTAATATTATCCCATGTACGAAGGGTCCTGATTCGGTTAGGTACGGAATTAAGAAAATGCAAGACTATCAAATTGTGGTATCGCAAGAATCCAAGACAATCATTAAAGAGTTAAACAATTACGTATGGAATGACAAGCGTTCGGATACGCCAGTTGACGATTTTAACCACACAATTGACGCCATTCGTTACGCATTTGATAAGTTGTCTGTTTCTAAATTTTGGCACGTTTAGGATATGGCATCATTTTTTTATTTTATTACCCTATTTTTACAAAAAAAGCAAACGGAATGAATTACATAGATAGAATTAAAGCCGCACTAGGTTTTAACCAAAAAGATTCTACTTACCTAAATGCAGTTTTTCCTTATTTGGGCAACAACGTCATTTGGACCGCACCAACTACGCAAAACTTTATCGAAAAAGGTCTTTATCTAAACTCTGACCTTTATGCCATTATAAACCTAATCATTAACAAAGTAAGTGCCGCTCCAATTGTAGTATACGAGGTAAAAGACCAAAAGGCTTTGAAATACTACAAATCAATGAGCCGAAACTTTGACAACTCAGGCGCAAAATTTCAAGCCGAAAGACTTAAAATAAAGGCTTTGGAAGAAATAAGCGTTCCTGAACTTGATAAGCTATTTAAAAAGCCAAACGAGTTTCAAACTTGGGACAACCTTTTAAAAGAAATTGCCGCATTCCGTTTAATAACTGGCAACGCATACATCTACGGCGCTAGACGTGGGGAACAACCTAATGCTCCAATCATTGGCTTATATTCTTTGCCTGCGCAGTATATGGAAATCATAAGCGGAGGTTTAAACCAGCCAATTAAAGAATACCGATTGACTTACAACGGATACGATAGCATTGACGCTGCGAACGTTGGTCATATAAAAAACATAAATCTAAGCTACCAAGCTGGAACTGCTAACCATCTTTACGGCGCATCTCCTTTGCGTTCGGCAGTTCGTGACCTTACTACCTCAAACGATGGCAAACAAGCGCTTTTGTCTATGCTTCAAAATATGGGTGCAAGAGGAATACTTACTGGCGACGGAACTGTTAACATTACAAGAGAGCAAGCGCAAGGACTAAAGGAGGATTACGCACACAATTACCAAGGAGCAACCAAAGCTGGAGACGTTATCATTACTCCAGCCAAGTTAAGCTGGGTTCAAATGGGAATGAATGCAGTAGATATGTCAATTATTGATACTCAGAAAGTAATTTTGCGTTCCCTGTGCCGAGTTTATGGCGTGGATGCTAAGTTGCTTGGAGATACCGAGGCAAGCACGTTTAACAACATTGAAACGGCTTATAAGGCATTAATTAATAACGTTGTTAGACCTTTGCACATTGAAATTAGAGACGTGCTTAACAACTGGCTTTTGGCTTCTTATGGTAATAAAAATCTATTCCTAGATTTCGATTACATGGCTTATCCTGAAATGCAAGACGACATGGATAAGCTTGTTGGTCAATTGTCTGCTGCTTGGTGGTTAACTCCAAACGAAAAGCGTGCGGCAATGAATTACGGCGAATACGAAAACGCACTAATGGAGCAGCCATTTATTCCGCAAGGCTTAATGACTTTGTCAGAATTTTCTGCACAACCAGTTGACGACCTAGAAAATTTGGGAGACTATGCCCAAACCAACTAAAAAAGACCTAGCGCTTGCAAAGCAATTGGATGCATTGCAGAGACGTTACGAGGTTAGATACGAAAAGCAAATTTACACGGCTTTAAAAAAGCAAATGCAGCCGTATTTGGATGCTATTAAACAGGCGGATGGAAATATTAACCGCTTTGATTTAATAACTCCAGCGCCTTTAGCTGACGTATTGGAAAACCTTTTCGTTGTTGCTGGGACTGCTTACGCTGAGGCTATGTATAACGCAATCCAACCACCAACTAAAGCAACCAAAGAAGCTTTAAGGGCAGGGTGGCGAGACTTTATGCGTTTGTTTGCAGTTAGAAACTTGCCGCAAACCCTAATACAAATCAACGAAACTAGCCAAAAGATAATCCGCAACATTGTATTGGGTGGATTAAATGAAGGTCTTGGCACGCTTGAGATTGCTAGAAACATTCAAGAGTCGGTAACGGTTATATTTAGAAACCGAGCCAAGCTAATTGCACGAACTGAAATGGCGATAGCTACCAACAACGCAGCGATGCAGTCGGCAGCGACATCAGATTTTATGTACGAAAAGAAATGGATTCCAGCGACAGACAACAGAACAAGACCTGACCACGCTGCAATGCTCAACAAGCCTTGGATTCCATTCGACCAAAACTTTATTGTAGGCGGTGACGAAATGAGACAACCAGCCGACGGAACGCAAGGCGCTGGCGCTGACCAAATTTGTAATTGCAGATGCAAGGTTGTGTTTAGAATTATGCGAGACGTTGACGGATTACCAATGCGAAAATGATTGCTCACGTTATTAACCTTGACCACCGCAAAGACAAAT